CATCAAATTTGAAAAAGCCTGTAACTAAAACAAATAGCTTTGGCGAACAGACAATGTCGAAAAAAGAATACAATTCACGTTCAGGTGATTTGTCTGGATATGGTTTTAATACAGTTGGAAGAACGTTGCAACGCAGTTATGACCAGTCAAAGCGTTCTAATAAAAAAGCTGCTGCAGCGCAAGCACAAAGCAGTAGGGTTAATCGTGCTGAAGGTGCTAGCAGAATCAAAGTTGGAAAAACTAAAAAGTAATACCCCTATCACCCCCGTGATAACAAGACCCCTGCCAAAAGCGGGGGTCTTTTGTTTTTAGTGTTGGTGGGTGTGAGGAGGACCGGAGCCATCCAGTTCATTTAAGTGCTGTTGCTCTACGGCACACCCACCAACGGTGGTAGATTAGCAGAACAATGACAGCGGGGCGTAGCGGTAATCCATTTCATTATTGCGGTGTGCTATAAATGTAATTGTGATTACTTGTCGAGGATGCGGTGTATCTAAAGAGCCTGCGAATTTTAGTCCAGACAAACGTAAAAAGAATGGCCTGCAAGCCAGATGTAAAACCTGCACAAACAAATGGCAAAAAGAAAACCCTGAATACGGTCAACGATGGTTCTTTCAAAAGAAGTATGGAATAACGATCAGCCAATTTCAGCAAATGCTGCTAACACAAAATGGTGTATGTGCTTGTTGCAACCTTCCCGAATGGCGAACCGACAAAAGAACAGGGAAACTTAGGGCTTTATGTGTTGACCACGATCATGCAACTGGTCGGGTACGCGCACTTTTGTGCGATGATTGTAATGTGGCTGTAGGTCGAATAAAGGAAGAACCGTCTAGAGCCATGCTTTTATACAAGTACTTACAAGATCAGGCTAGTCAATGACCGCTGGACGATCTGGTCGTCGTCAAGTACCACCACAAGACATCGCCCGATACTGGCAAGCAAGAGCTTCCGGTATGTCTATAAAGGACTCAGCCAAAATTGCGGGTGTCCACTACAACACCGCACAAGGGTGGGACGCTAAGAAACGTGAGGCTAAAGCCGAACTTGAAATAGCAAAACTTGATGGTGGTAAGAATCGTTCTAAGGTGGGTGGTGTTCAGGCTGATGCTTGGGCGAAGGTGATGGATGTTTCTGATCTTCCACCTGTTATCCCATATGACCGTTTAAGTGAGGAAGCACAACGCGGGCTTGTGGACTTTGACTATTTCAGGCGCAGATATTTAGGGCGTATCCCTTCACCGTGGCAGGTGGATGCCGCATACAAGATTGAGGATTATTTGCTGTCGGATGATAAACAGTTTGTGGTGTTGAACTGTCCCCCAGGTGCAGGTAAGTCGACGTTGTTTCATGATATTGCTGTGTGGCAGATAGTAAAAAACCGCAAGATTCGTGTGATGATCGGCTCTGTTTCACAGTCTCTAGCCAAGATGTATTCGCGTCGTATCCGTGAAACCTTGGAACGCCAGTTCCCGTTAGACCCTGACCCTGTGCTGATTGACAAAGGGCTAGCGATCAAAGCGGAAGCGTGTTTGGCGATTGACTACGGTAGGTTTAAGCCTTCAACTTCAGGGTCGTTGTGGCGAGCTGAAGAATTCATTGTTGAACAGGAGGACATGGGTGGGTTGGATAACAAGGAACCAACTGTTAGTGCTTACGGTATTGAGTCTGAATTCATTGGTCATCGTGCTGACCTATGTTTGTTTGACGACGTTGCGAGTCCGGAAAATGCGAAAGAAAGTGCTGCGCGAGATAAACTTATTGAGAGATGGGACTCAATGGCTGAGGCCCGCGTCGATCCAGGCGGCCTGCTTGCAGTTGTCGGACAGAGACTTGGCCCGCTTGATTTGTATGCCCACTGTCTCGCCAAAGTTACGTACGAAGATTTTGAGGACGATTACGACGGATCAGACACCACCGACATCTCTCAAAACGTCGAGCCGTTAAAGAAACAAAAATATCATCACCTCATCTACAAAGCGTATTACGAGGAACTAGACACAGGTTTAGCGTCTAAACGCAATAGTTCCCCTGCTTGGCCGAACGGACCACTCCTAGACCCGCACAGATTGTCGTGGAAAGACCTGTCGTACATCAAACATTCCAACCCATCCAAGTTTGCGGTGGTGTATCAGCAGGAAGATCAGGCTGAAGGTAATTATTTAATTGAGTGTGTGGGCAACGGGTGGGATTGGTCCTGACGGGGTGCTATATCCAGGTTGTGTGGACAATGACCGTCGTCCAGGTCACGTACCATCAAACCTTCAACCCCCATTGATCTCGATTGCCAGCGTTGACCCTTCACCAACCATGTTTTGGGCTATCCAATGGTGGATATACCAACCTGAAACGAACCTCAGGTTCCTGATAGATGTGGAACGAGTCAAACTTACAGCCGAACAGCTACTTGGTTTTGACACTACGACCCGTGAATACTCAGGGATCATGGAAGATTGGCAAAACAGGGCTATGGACATGGGCTACCCGATCTCACATTGGGTGGTTGAGGTGAACGCAGCGCAAAGATTCTTGTTGGCACATGACTTTGTTCGCAAATGGCAGTCCCGACATAACGTAAACGTGATCGCACACACCACCAGCCGCAATAAAATAGACGAAAATCTTGGTGTGGAAGCGTTGCTTCCACAGTTGTTCCGTTCCGGCGCGATCCGCACCCCGTCTATGCGGGAAAACTGGAAAACCTTAGCCTTCATCGAGGAACACTCATCGTGGACTAGGGATAAGAAGAATGGTACTGACCTTGTGATGGCGTGTTGGATGGCTATGTTGCATTTACCTAACTTGTCGCCTGTTACACGGCCACAAAAGAAATGGCGACCGTCTTGGATGGTGTGATAACTTGTATCTAAATGCTGTCTACAGAGGAAATCGTCCAACTCTACGAACAACGCCGTAGAAATCAGGGTCCTGTTCAAGAGCAGATGCGTCGTGTACGCGATCTCGCCAACGGCGATGTGATCGTTCCACTAAACGAACTGGACAAGAACGCTAAATCTTCGGTAGCAAACTTGTTGGTGCAGGGTTTGGATCAGATGTCTATGCGTGTGACATCAACAATGCCATCCCCATATTTCCCGCCAATCAAAGAAGGCTCCGAGCGTTCTAAGTCGTCTGCTCGTATGCGTAAACGTGCGATGTTGTCCATTTGGGATCACAACCGTATGCAGATGAAGATGCGTCGTCGCGCACGACACCTCCTCGGCTACTCCCAATCAGCTGTAGTTATCAAACCTGACTTCAAAACTTTGATGCCTGTGTGGTCGGTGCGTAACCCGTTGGACACTTTCGCTGCACCTGTGGATGATCCTGATGATCCGCTACCACAGGACTGCATTTTCACGTATCGTGCCAGCGCAAGTTACCTGCTACAAAACTATGGCGAACTTGTATTAGGGAAACTTCGTTTAGGCAAAATTGCTGCCGACACCAAATACACGATGCTCGAATATGTTTCCCCAGACTGCATCCAACTGATCGTGCTTGGTGCAGAGGATTCACCGAACCTGACTGTTGGTGAACGTGCTGGTGTTGAAGCGATGATGCTTGAATATATCCCGAACCGTACAGGTATGCCACTAGCAATCGTTGCTAACCGTATTACTTTGGATAAACCGCGTGGACAGTTTGATGGTGTGATGGGAATGTATTACACCCGCGCACGACTACAAGCCTTGACTGAGATCGCTATTGAGCGCGGTATCTTCCCTGAAGAATATCTGATTGCTCGACCTGGTGAGAACCCTGAAATTTTGCAGGTTGCTGATGGTAAAGCCGGACAACTTGGTGTTGTTAAGGGTGGCGACATTCAACAGTTGCAACTCAACCCAGGTTATAAGACTGATACTGCTCTTGATCGTTTGGAACGACAGGAACGTTTAGAGGGTGCGATCCCTGCCGAGTTCGGTGGAGAGTCAGCATCAAACATTCGTACTGGTCGCCGTGGCGAATCCGTTTTGTCAGCAACAGTTGACTTTCGTGTGCAAGAAGCACAATCAACGTTTGAACAATCTATCCTTGAAGAAGATAAAGTTGCTATCGCTATCGAGAAAGCGTATTGGGGCAACCAACAAAAGTCTTTTTTCTTTGGACGCAAATCATCTGTCGGTGAAGAAACCTATACGCCAAACAAACTTTGGCAAACAGATTTCCATTATGTCGCATATTCTGCGGCAGGCTCCGATGTGAACTCGCTGATAGTCGGCCTCGGTCAACGACTCGGAACAGGACTTATGTCTAAAGAATCCGCTCGCGAAGCCGACCCGCTGATTAGCGACCCAGACCTAGAACATGACCGCATCATCTCGGAAGGAGTTGAGTCTGCTTTACTTACGAGTATTCAACAGCAGGCTGCGGACCCTAATGGTCCGTATCAGCCAGAAGATTTGGCATATCTAACCAAACTCGTTGTCGAGCAGGACGTTCCGTTGTTTGAGGCTGTGCGTCGCACCGATCAACGTGCTAAGGATCGTCAAGCAACACCTGCACCAGCAGGTTCACCTGAAACGATGCCAGGTTTAGCGATGCCGCAGATGGGTGGACAGCAACCAGCAGGCCCACCACCACAAGCAGGCCCACCACCTATCGGTGATCTACTCGCACAACTCGGAGGGGGAAGATGAGCGACATTCAAGCAGGAACAAACCGTGTAGCAATTCAAGCTGCAACAGGTCAAACCTACGGTAAAGCAACAGAACAAATGAACGCTCAACGCGCTGTACCTATGGGGACACCACCAACAGAAGCACCACAAGTACAGCGTCCTGTGCCTGGAACTTTAGGTTCATTGACTCGACCAACGGAACGACCAATGGAACCGATTACTGCCGGAGCTAATTTTGGTGCAGGTCCTAGCGCAATCGGTGCAGGTATCCCTATACCTCAGTCACCAACTGCTCGCGCTGTTGATGAGATTCGTGCTATTGCACAACTGTACGGTTCTGATGATCTTCTTGACTTGTTGGATGCGTATGGAAATCAGATGTAATGAAACTGTCACAACAGATTCCAGCAGAAAACACACGTTTTGAAATAAATAAACCAGCAAAACCGCCGGTTGTTCCGTCAATGACTTTGGAGCAAGTAGCAAAATTGCAGGAAATTAAGACACGTGCAGGGTGGATTGCTCCACAACATCAAGTTGCATTAGCAAAAGGCAACGCTACAACCCAGGCTATTGACGCAGTTGCAACGATGACTGCTAAACAAATGATTGACATGCAGGGTTCGGAAGAAGAAAAAGGTAATTGGTTTTCCGAAAATGTTTTTAACCCTGTAAAAACTACTGCCCGTTGGGGTTTTGCTGGACTGAACTTTGTTCCAGAGTTTGTGCAAGGTGGGTTGGCACAATGGGCTAAACCTGGCGACACAATGTTCCAAGATGGTTGGTTTGCTCAAACATCTATTGGATCAATGCTTAAGGCTTCACAAGGAAAAATTATTGACCCGCGCACAGGACAAACCATTGATAACGGTGAAGGATGGTTTACTGCTCGGGGCGTAAGTGATTATCAAGCAAAAAAAGCACGTGAGTATCGTGGAACTATCAACGGTTCAGCATGGACTGTTGGACGCGCGGCAGCAAACTTGGTGTTCAAACCTAAATCGCTTCCATACAACATTATGTCTGGTGTTCTTGACGCTGCTGTGATGGTGAAAATGGACCCAACTGGACCATTAACAAAAGGTTTGAAAGCAGCAACTAAGGGTGGTGTTGCTGTTGGTGGTTTAGAAATTTTGCAATCATCAAAAGTTCCGTTGCTTTCTGCTGCTGAACTTGGGCCACTTCGGGCAGCTCTTGAAAGCGAATCTGGTCTTGTCCGTGGTTTAGGTGATGTTTCTCTTGACGGAACAAAGTGGGACGCTTTTACTCGCACAAATAAGCGAATGAAAACTTTGATTGATCGTGTCGCTGGAGAAAAATCTGCTACCAGAATTGCTGAAGATATTTTTGACCACAAACTACCAAATGAAGTGGTTGCAGCTTTGGCTGATGCCAATGACCCTGAGCAAGTTCGAGCGATCCTTGCTGCTGGTTGGGGTATCGGTAAGGGTGCGTTACCGGAAGATATCCGTCTTATTCAAGGCAATCGTATGACATCAAAAATTGGTGATGTTCTTGTCCAACGTATGCCACTTATTGACGGTGTGCGAAAGTCGCGCTATTTCACAACTATGGAAAAAGGTCGTGTGGTCATTAACGGTGATGTCAATGACAACCGTAACGCGGTGAAAACAATTATTTCTTATTTGCGTACTGCTGGTGTTGACAAAGAAACTGTAGACGTTATTGCAGATAAAGCAATTAGGTCATTTACTTCTACTTCATCTGATGTGGCGCGTAAAGAAACCCTTGATATGTTCCATGACACTTTGCGTTCAGTGATGAAACAAGATGGTATTCCAAGTGAAGTGATTGACCAACTGTATAAGCGCACCAGCAAAGGTGTTGAGGACCTACGTATTTATATGCAGAACCGTACTGGCGATGCTTTTGATGGAAATTACAGCTCGTTCTTGTTAAACAAAAACCGTGACTATTTGCCAACCGAAGAAATAGAAACACTACTTTCAGAACTTGGTTATCGCAACGGCGACAAGTTGGCTTTTGTTTCACCAACAGAACTTGTTGAAATGTTGGATCGTGTTCAGGTTCTTCCAAATCTTCGCGAAGTGCGTCGTATCACTCGAAGCAAATTGTTTCGTGACATTTTGGGTGACAAAGAATTGTTTGGCAAAGTTGCAATAACTGCTAAACGTCAACTTCGAGAAATAACTGTTATCAAAGATCAAAAAGAATTTGACCGTTTAGGCGAGACAATTAGCAAACTTCGTAAAATACCAAACAAAACTGATGATGTCCGTACTGAAATTAAAACCTTGCTTGAACAACAGTCAAAGTTGAAAGTTAAAGAAATTCGCCGTGTTATTAGCCCAGAGCAGCAAGGTGCTATTGAGGCGATGGATTATGTGCAAAACCGTTTGTGGAAACCATTGGCTTTGGCTACCGGCGGATATGTAGTCCGTAACTCCCTTGATGCACAGGTGCGTATGGCGTTCAGTGAACTGCCATCAGTTTTGACCCATCCTTTTGAATATATAAACCTTGTTACTGGAACATCAAAAAAGATGAGTCTGAAATTAGAGAACTTGGCAAAACTTGGAACTACAGCCGACGAAAAAACATTGTCAAAACTTGGTTCACAAATAGATGAACTAAAAGCGGTAGTTGACCCTTCCGCAAGGCAGATTGCACGTTTGACAAAACTTGAAAAGAAATTTGAAGATTTGATGGCTCTTGGCGATCAAGCCCTAGACGAATCGTTGCAAGATTTGGCTAAAGAAGTTTCATTTGGTTTGCGCCAACAGGGGCTAGATGCTAATGACATTAGCGACCATATGGAAAGATCAGGGCAGTTTGCTAACGCACAGCGAGATTCTGCCAATGGCATTGAGGATCATACTGACGCAGTTGCACAGAATGGGTATAGGACATACAACGATCCGTTCAGAAAGGTTGCTGCTCAAACGTTTGTTGAGATGGGTGGAGATTCTCAGATGGCACGTGACCAAGCCGCTAACCGAATTGTCAATATCATTCTGAAAGACAAGAAACTTCAAAACACTGTTGATGATATGCACGAATATGGTTTCAAGGTTGTCAATGCTCGTACTGGTGAAACCGCAAGAACAGCACCAATCAATCTACGAGAGATGTCTGAGGCAGACCGTGTTGCAGCGTATCGCCAATACGCATATCGAATAAGCGTAGAAAATGCCTCAATTTTGACAGGCAACTTGCCCGATGTCCAATTCATGTATGCGTTCAATCGTGTTCCTAAATATGTTGAAGGCGAACTTGTACCAAGGTTTGAGCAATCTGTGCGTGATTTGACACTTGCCGAAGGCGACGAATTCAAAGTCGGTGCGCTAATCCAAATTAGCGACAATGAGGTTGGGGTAATAACAAAACTTGATGATGGTGTCGGCGGTGTAGTCATTGACCCGTTTGATGGTTCTGTTGCTGATCTAACAGACAAAATTGCAACCATTCAGCCAGTTGAGTTATCTGATGCTTTTGGTCGTGGCGAAGGTGCTGCCGCTGCAAGAAAAATAATTAAAAACCAACCGTTGTATGACGCTAAAACTTCTTCTGGTTTGCCACAAAAATTAAAACGTGAAATTATGCAAACATCTGGAAAAGATAGAGGTGTTCTTCAGTCTTTTGAACAGTCATACGACAAAGCTACTGATTTCTTTTTTAATGAACTTTACGGTTCTGTGACTACAAAACTTGAACGCAACCCTGTTTTTCGCCAATACTATTATGAAGAAGTCGGGAAACTAATTGATCGTTTGGCCCCTGCTGAAGCAGAGAAATTCTTGGCTCAGGTTGAAAAGAAAGCCGCTGCGTTAAAGGTTTCTCCGGAAGAATATCTTGGTGACAAGAAAATCCTTCAACAGATGCGGGCTTCAACAAAAACTGCTGGAAATGTAACCATCGAAGAACTTGATGACTACGCCAAATATGTTGGCTTGAACAAAATGAAAGAACTGTTGTACGACGCATCAGGAAAAACAAACTTCCAGGACACGCTTCGCATTATCATGCCTTTTGCTCCTGCCTGGAAAGAAGTTATAAGTACCTATACAGCATTTTTGAAATCAAACCCAATAGGAACCGGTAGATCATTCCAGCGCGTATATACCGGTATTGCTAATGCTGATCCTGACAACGATGGTCGAGGATTCTTTTATCACGACCCAACAACCAACGAACTGATGTTCACATTTCCTGGTTCTGGAACATTGGCTAAAGCATTGACCGGTCTTGACGCAACCCTAGAAGCACCTGTATCTCGATTGTCTCAGGGTATTCAAGCGTTTCCTGCTCTTGGTCCTATGGCCCAAATTGCTGCTTCACGAATTTTGGCTAAACGGCCTGACACAGATTTTATGCGTGAAGTGTTCTTGCCTTATGGGACTAAAGGTGTTGGTGCTTTGAATCCTGTTCCTAACTATTTGCAGAAACTTTATTCCGCAGGTTTTGGCAGCAAAGATGATTTAGACAGCATTTTTGGGAACACCTACATTGAAACAATGCGGGCATTATCGGCTTCTGGCGATTACAACCTTGATAGTCGTGAAGAAGTGAAACAACTTGAAAAAGATGCTGAATACAAAGCACGTATTTTGACAGCGTTTCGCGCGGTATCACAGTTTGCTGGTCCTACAGCTGGAACCACAGAGTTCAAAGTGCGGACAGATATGGGCGATATGTTTGTGTCATCGCTTGTTAAAGAGTTTTACGATATGCAGGCTGATCCAAAGATCGGTTATGACAAGGCTTTGCCATTATTCCTGCAAACCTATGGTGATGAAATGGCTTTATATGTTAGTTCTAAAAGCAGATCAAATGCTGTTGGTTTGGAAGCAACCGCCGAGTTTGGAAAATGGGAAAATGATAACAAGAGTTTGATTTCAGATTTCCCAGAAGTTGCTCGCTATTTTGCTCCAGCCGGATCAGATTTCAGTTTTGCGGTTTATGATCGTCAATTAAAAACTGGTTTACGTGTCAAACTTACTGATGACCAGTTGATTGAATTAGCTCAACAGCGCATTGGTTCAGCCAAGTTCCGTCAGGCTCGCCAACAAATAGGTCCATACCCTTCTACTGCCGCTAAAGAAACATTGAAAAAGTATCGTTCGTTTCTGGCATCTAAATATCCTGGGTTCCCAGAGTTTGCAGAGTTCCAAGTAGGCAAGTATTACAACGATGTGAACGACCTAAAAAAGATTGTGTTTGATCCACGTATTGCCGAAACTGGAACTGGCAAAGCTGTTCGAGAATATCTGTTGGCCCGCGAACAGGCGATCACTGCTTCTGGTTCTACCGAGCAGGGGTTCCGTCAGGCTAAGAGTGCTGCTCGTTTGCGTGATGGTCTTGTTGCTCTTGGGGTATCATTGTCTGAGCAAGAACCAAATTTTGCTCGTATTTTTGATCGCTTACTAGCATCAGAGGTGGAATAACTATGGCTGACCAAACACAAGACCCAAACCAAGACCCTTCCCAAACTGACACTGGTACAGATTTTTCTTCTTGGGCTGCCGGTCAAGGGTCAAGTACTGGTTCAGCTGGTGGATTTGGAAATCTAACTGCTTGGCCTAAGCGTACCGTTGTTGGCATTGACCCGAAATTGTCTCCTGAAGCACAGCAAGCAATTTCTAAGCAAATAAAGTTTTTTGGTACTCCAGGCGGTAAGAACGTTGGGGCTGTTTACGAGAACGAGTTTTTAGTCAACGAAAATCGTCAGATTGCTCGCGCACCATACGGACCAGATGATGTTTACAACGAACTGTACTCAATGCAGGATGGTGAACGTTTAACTGTTTTGAAGTTGTTGCAATCGCGCGGTTTCTACGGTTCTGGCAAGCCTTCTACTACTGGAACATTGGGAAAAGACCGTAATGCTTTTGAGGAGTTTCTAAGTTTCTCTAACGCTAAGGGATACACATGGAAACCGATGTTGCAACAAATTACTGCTACTGGTGCAAAGTGGACTGGTGGCGGTTCGGGTGGTTCGCGTTACCGTGTGAGTGCTTCTGAGGACATTACAGAGTATTTGCGTAAGTCATCTTTGGAGAAGTTGGGTCGAACGATGAGTAAAGCCGACATTGACAAAGCGATTGCTTCTATACAGGCTCAGGAGGCTTCTAAAGGGCCATCTGCCCCTGCTCTATCGGTTATGGCTAACCAACAGGTTTCGCAGTTGCAGGGCGGTGCTGAGAAGGCTGTGCGATTTCGTAAAGCGATTGACGCTGCTATGAGTATCGTAGGTTAACTATGGCTTCTTCCGCTGATATCCAAAAAGAACTTGATGCTGCCAAAACAAAAGTTGATGTTGCTCGCAAAGCGTTGCAAGGTGCTACTGCTGCGAACTTTGCTGCTTTAACTAAAGCATTGTCTGATGCCGAAAAAGCATTGAAGCCTGTACAGAAAAAATATGATACGGCAAAAGCTAGTGAGAAAACTGCTGCTGCCAGCAAAAAGGTGTCGGAAACAGAGCAAGCAAACCTTGTTTCTAAAGGTAAACAAACTATTGCTACACGTCAGGATGCTGTTGATCGTGCACGTTCAGCATGGCAAAATGATCCTAAAAACGAAAAGAAATTTGCTGATTACCAAACAAAACTGTCTGAACTAAACAACAAATTTGTGGAGTATGAGGGCAAGGGTATTGATCTTGGTCGTACTGTGTCTTTGCAGAACGGTCAGTTAATTGACTCTAAGGTCACTGGCGTTGCTCCTGCTGTTTCCCCAGTTCGAGCAACTGCTCAGATGCGTGGTGAGGGAATGGGCCCTGTCCCTAAAACAGATACTTCTGGAACTGTGCAGACAACTGGCACACCGACTTCTGTTAATACTGGTACTGGCGCAACTACCGCTGTTTCAGCGCAATCAGCAACGTCTGCTGCAAGCCAAAAAACATTTGTTGATTCTGAGTTGACAAAACGAAAACTTAAAGACACTCCAGCAAACAGAGCTTTGCTTCGCAAAGAATTCCAAACTAAAAACAAGCCTGTAGATGATATGGCATGGATGGACGAGTTCAAGAAAACTTATACGGCTTACTCTGATTGGACCACCAACGAAGTGATTGACCATTTCGGTCAGGACTTTGTAGACATTTTGAAAGAAGCCGTTAACACCGAATTCACGGATGAGGAAATCCAGTCAAGAATTAAAGGCACAAAGTATTTCGGTGCGATCACAGACTCCCAATACAAGTTTGATAGGGCTAACTCTGCTGTCCAGAACGGCCTGATCCAAACCGCCCGTGAAGCTATTGTCAAAGATTATGCCGATGTTGGTTTAACACAAACAGACATTGATGAGATTGCCAAGAAGGTTGCCCGAAACGGTCTGACCGCCACCGGCGTTAAGCAAGCTGTTTACCAGTATGCGTTCCGCAAACCCGAAGCAGCAACAACTCCAACGTCCCCTGGTATGGCAAGAAACGCTATGGAGAGTGGCGACGCTGACGCTATCCGTGTTGCTGCACGTGCATACGGATACAACGTTTCTGATGCTGAGATGCAGGCAGCGTTGACTGGCGGGATGTATAACGGTGTTGCTGTTACCAAGGATTCTATTTTGGAGAAAGCGCAGAAGTCGGCAAAAGGCAAGTACTTCCATTTAGCAGATCAGATTGATGCTGGTTTGTCTTTAGAAGATATTTTTAGTGGCTACCGCAATTATGCTGCTGATGCTTTAGAAATTGATCCGAACCAGATTGATTTCACAAAAGATAGCAAGTGGGCTAGGGCTTTTGGGACAAAAGAAACAGGCCAAATGTCGTTGACTGATTGGGTGAAAACGATTAAGACTGATCCTACTTTTGGCTGGCAGTACACAAAACAGGCTAACGATCAGGCTGCAAGTCTGGCTGTCAATCTGGCTCGCGTATTTGGAAAGGTTCAGTAATGTCTGATCTTGGTTTTGGCAACATTGATTTGAGTTTGAATATGGATCAACTCAATGCTGATTTATTGGCGTATGGCCAAACCCCTGAAGGTCAGGCAGCATTTGCACAATACAATTTACCTGCTGATTCTGGCGCACAACCAGTTAGCCGTGAACAACCTATTGTTTCTGAAACCGAAACGGAACGTATCGCCCGTCTGGACCGAGAATCTAATGCAGCTATTGCAGCGAATGATCTTGCTTTTGCTCAACAGCAATCAGATATGCGGACTAACCAGCAACGCCAAGATGCCCGACGGTATATGGCAACCATCCTTGACAGCTACGGTTTGGGCGATCTGACCGATTTTACGTATACAAACATCATCGCTGAAGGCATAACTGATCCGGCGGTTATCGAGTTCAAACTCCGCGACCAACCTGCATACCAAAAACGTTTTGCTGGTAACGCTGCGCGTGTAAAGAAAGGTTTGCCAGAACTTGATGCTGCTTCATACATCGCTTTGGAAAGCCAGTACCGTGAAACTTTGCGTTCAAATCTTGGACCTGAAATGGCCAGCATTTATGCCACACAGGATGAATTCAAATCCTTGATTGAGGGTGATGTTTCCAATGCAGAACTACAGTCCCGTATTGAGCAGGGCTATCGCGCTGTTGCTGACGCTGACCCTGCTGTTAAAGAACAAATGCGCCTTTTGTACGGTGTTGGTGACAACCAGTTAGTCGGCTACTTCCTTGACCCAACAAAAGCAGCACCGCTGTTAACTCGTCGCGCTCAGGCAGCAAACATAGCAGCCCGTGGACTAGAACAAGGTGGTATCCAGTTATCAGGTGCGTTTGCTGAGGACTTGGCCTCTCGCGGATTTACCGAACAGCAGGCTCGCGCAGGGTTCGTTGAAGTCGGTGCTTTAAACGAACTAAAACAGACCTTTGCGGGGGAGACTGCACTGTCCGGTGAACAACTGGCAGGTGCGGCGTTTGGGATTGATGTCGCCGCGCAACAAGAGTTAGAGCGTCGGAAGAAACTTCGTACTGGTGAGTTCGCTGGTGGTGGATCGTTTGCTCGTACAACTGGTGAAACATCAGGCTCAATTTCTACTTCGGTGGGTAAAGCGCAATAGCATACTTGACACTGTCAAGCAAGGTGTGTGTATACTGTTAATGTTCGGTTACGAACACCATTGGAAAGCCCCCGATTTCAATGTGCAAAAGGGGTGAGACTTGCAGCCATTCGGGAACCTCCAGCCGAATGTGGGCAGAAGGAGTGGGTCATGTCAGATGCAAACTACGAGTTTGAGGATGATGCAGTACAAGACCAGCAGCAATCGAAGGACCCTGTGCGAGCGCACTTGCGGAAACTTGAAGCCGAAAATAAGGCTTTACGTGAGCAGGCAGCGGAAGCAGAGGCAGCCCGACGAGAACTTAACTTCGTGAAAGCGGGCGTAGACCCAACCGATCCGAAGTACAAGTATTTCGTTAAAGGCTATGACGGTGAACTTTCACCTGATGCGATTCGACAAGCAGCAGAAGAAGCAAGTCTCATACCTAGCCGGAACAAGGAAGTGGTTGCTGAACAGCAATCATGGAATCGTGTGGCACAGGCAGCGCGAGCTGGCGAGACTAGCGAACCCCCTGTTGATTATGCTCAACGTATTGCTAATGCAAAATCCCCTGATGAAGTGATGCAACTGCTGGCCCAGGCGAGAGCCGAAGCAGAAAAATACTAATCACTCCCCTTAGGATTCACATTCTTTGGGGCTACCCTCAAAGGAAAACAACATGGCAATCAGCCAAGCTAGTTCGTTGTCGACCGACCAGTCTGCTTATGATCGTTTGGCGTATTTCGCCCTTCGTTCAGAGATGCTGTTCGATCAGGCAGCTGACGTTCAAGCAACCAACCAGTCAATGCCAGGTTCGGCTGTAATCTTCACGATTTTCAGCGAACTTGCAGCAGCGACTTCAACCCTCAGCGAAACTGCTGACCTCACACCTGCAACAATGGGTGATGCACAAGTCACTGTAACTCTTGCTGAATACGGCAACACCGTAGCAACCACCGCCAAACTTCGTGGAACCTCGTTCCTTGATGTTGATGCAGCAGCAGCGAACCTTATTGGTTACAACGCTGGTGATTCAATGGATCAGGTTGTTCGTGATGTGCTTGCAGCAGGAACTAACGTTGCTTACGGTGGTGGCGGTGCAACC